GACTCAGCTTCTTGTGGATTAGGTCCTCTTCAGGTGTTGAGTGCTTGAACGCATCAGTTGATTGGTTCAGTTCTTCGATATCTTGGCGCAATACTGTGTAATCCCAGCCGTTGCGATACATGGCATAAATCTCACGCCATAGGGCAACCTTATCGCACTTGTTGTATTCATTTTGGTCAATCCCAAGTATGTGAATAGGTATCTGCCTGCGGTTGCCAGTCGGGTCGTTAAGTATCTGCGTTTCGTTCGATGTACCGCAGAACACTGCAAGCCTACGAAGGTCGAGCGACACGCGGCCATAGGGTTCGCGCACGTTAATGAACTCCTTCGATGTTAGTTCCTTGAGTCGCTTCTCTTCCTTTTTGGACTTCCCGCCGTACTCGTCATCGAGGATAATCAACTTCAGGCACATGAGAATCTCGTCATCCTTCCCGGCATCCATCTTCGACTCAGCGAATAGGTACCTGAGCTGCTTGGGTAGCAAGTAGCGGAACCAGTGTGTCTTTCCTGTGCCTTGCTTTTCACCTGAGAATATTAGCACCAATGGCGAGTGATTGCCATATGCGGATGCTACCACAGAGACCAGCCACTTGCATATCCACTTGTCTGCATTTGGTGTGTCAGTGATGACGCTGTTAAGCAGATGGGTAAGGTTCGGGCATTCGTCCTCGGTGTGCAGTTCATCTTCAAAGAACTCATGCAAAGGGTTGTATGTCTCGATGCGATTTGAGAAAATAATGGAAGTAACCAGGTCTTTTGTGGACTCTTTGAATACGGCCTTGCAATCGAGAAAAATCGAGTTAATGTCACTGTCATCGATGGCCCTTCCGTTGAGTTCAATCTTGCGCGTAACTACGTTTTTTCTTAGGTCGAAAGTTCGGATGAAGGCCGCAATGTCAGCGCTTACGTTCTCCGATTTGAATTTAATATCCTTTGCTACTATCTCATTGACAACTTTCTCGCTTTCTTCCGCGCTGATGCCTGCCACTTCGAGCGACTTGACGATGGCTTCAGGCGAAAGCCCAGCGGCACGTTGCGAGCTCGCAGCGCGGAGAATCTCTTTGGTCTGCTCGGAGTAGGCTTGTATGCCGTTTTGCTTTGCTTGGTAGTATATGGTTGCAATTGTTGACCGCTTGCCCTTGCTTTCGCTGTGGTTCTTCAGGCATGCAGTGTACTGGGCATTGCAGTCATCTGAGTTGTACTTGGAAGAATGCGATGACAGCGTGTGAAAGTAGTCGCGACCACCTTCTCCGAATTCTGACACCAGCGCGTATGCGATTTGAATCCACTCGGAGTAATCTTCGCAGAGGTTAAGCCCTTTGCGGTCCATCGCGGCAATCATGGCATCGAAGTCGGTTTTAACTACCGCGACCTTTGCGAGCTTGCGCTCCTTCGGTTTGGCGAGGTACTTCTTAAACATGACGGCCTTGGTGTTGATGTGAATCCAAGGGTCATAAGAGATGAAGCGAGCACGCGATACGTTCTTGCCTGACTGGTCAACGATGAGCTGGTATGTGTGATAGAGATAGGATGCGATGCCATTAAACGCATCGAGATGGCGTGTGCCATCGATTTTCATTATCAGGCATAGTCCATGTCCACTAATGGAAGTAAACGCAGCGTAAACGTAAGAATCGCCTTGTACGAGCTTCTTGGTCTCTTCAGGATTGTCGATGTTATCGATGTCGATGGCAATGAATCCAGAGTGCGCTCGGATGGCATCATCTTTTCGGGCCGAGAATGAGCCGCTGACTGTTACAAGCGGTGCTGATTTCTTGAGCTTGTCACGTTCTGACTTGTCAGGTGTTGACCTAACTTGCAAGACTATGTCCTGCCATTTGCCTGTTCTGACTCCTTCCAGAAAGGAGCTGAGTTCGATGTCAATGTCTTGATTGTCATAGATATTTTTGTATTGTGAGATGAGCATAGTTCTGTGAGTTTGTCTTGTATGATCTGCCTGTGGTATTGGTCAAAGCGTTTACCCTTTTCGCGGCACCAGAGCCTCGCAAGTTCGTAAATTTCTTTTTCGATTTGTGCGTAGTGCTGATGTGTTAGATTGTGAAATATGCGCACAGCCTTGTTAAAAACTTGCTCAATTAACACAAAGAGAGAGCGGTACTCCTTGTTATGTGCGTGTGATTCGATTATCTTTTTTACATCAATAGCCTTGCTAACTTGGATGAACTTCTCGATGGCTTCGTCTTTTGGTTTGATTACTGGGAAGACATGGCCGCAATCGCAAAGGCGAACAGCGGTGTGCATAAGTGCGCCGCAATCAGGGCACTCTTTTACCGGAGCGACTCCTTCGCCGGGCTTCTTCGGGTTGTGGAAGATATTGCTCCAGTTGCGAGGCGATGACCAAAGGCCATGCGTGATGCAGTTGCCACCAAGATCTATGATGGTAAATGCGAGCTTTACGGAATGTGGCCGTGCTCCGCGCCCGCACATCTGAAGCCAAAGCGGCATGGATGCTGTGGCCTTGTTTACGATTACTGTCTCGATGTCGGGCTGGTCGAATCCGGTAGTGGCGATGCCGATGTTGTTGAGTATTGCATCTGGCGTGTTGGCGAACCATTGCAGCACCTCAGCGCGATCAGGCGAGTCAGCATCGAGATGTCGAGAGTTGAAGCCGGCATTGACGAACGCAGCATTGACGGCCATCGAGTGCTCGACATTGCAATTGAAGATGATTGTCTTTTGTCCGAGTGAGTGCTGCTTGTATGCGTTAACTGTTGTCTCAATGTACTTAGGTGCTTTGAATGCCGCTGCCATCTGAGCTGCATCGAACTCGCCCGCTTTCATCTTTAGCTTTGCGCGGTCCACAATCTGAGCCGCTGAGTAAGTCAGCTCTGGGCATAAGTAGCCTTGCTCAATTAGGTCGGGGATATCGATGCCGCACACGATGTCATCAAAATAGTTGCGCAAGGGATTGGTCTTGCGAGCTGCCAATGGCGTTGCTGTAAAGCCAATGATGTACTGAGAGGTGAAGTGCTCGATGACCTTGGTGAAGTTGCCGATATGCACCTCATCGACAATGACCAGCCCGATGTTAGTGAACTTGTCCAGCCGTTTGTATGCAGTCTCAACCATTGCGACATAAACGCGAGCATGTGGGATTGACTTCATGCCAGCGGTTACAGATTGCGTGGGGATGCGAATCGCTTTCGTGGCCTGTGCGAGCAGTTCTTCACGATGCACAAGGATTAGGATATCCGTGCTATTGCGTGCTGTGAAGCGGTCGCAAATCGCAGAAAAGCATACGGTCTTGCCTCCACCAGTTGCGAGCTGCGCAACCACCTTGCGATTGCTGCGCAGGCTCGCTGCGATGTTATTGATGAAAGTCTCCTGATAGGGGCGAAGGGTCATGAATCAAATTTTTTAAAATAGTCCAATACAATTTTTAATTCTTTTATTAGCCATTTCACAATACTCTTCTATTATTTCGCTACCTATCCATTTTCGATTTAATTTAAGTGAAGCTATGCCAGTAGTTCCGCTTCCCATAAATGGATCATAAATCAAATTACCTTCTTCTGAAAATGCTTTGATTAAAATTCCTGCTAACATTTCAGGATAAATTGCACCATGAATATTGCTTATGCTTTTACCTCTGCCTAATCGTAGGATATTATTCATTTCGCCTCTATTAAATTTAGCATTTTGAATTGCTCTCCCCGCCTTTTTATCATCTTCAAGTATTAAAATTATTTCATAACAACTATTTAAAACTTGTCCATGCATTGCAGGTTGCCCTTGTACTTTATCCCAAATAATTATATCCTTTATGTCCTTATTAAAATCACCAATTATTTTGAAAAAGGCTTCTTTGCTTCCAGTTACTATTTGAAAGTTATAGCAAATTATTTTTGATACTCTTAGCAGTTCATTCAAAACTTTGGTGTGAAATGAATAAAATTCATCAATCGGCAAATCATCACTAAAGTGCTTATACTTTTTACTGAAATGTTCATTTTTTTCTCTTGTGGTATATTCACCGTTTCTTATTCTTGTTCTCATATTATAAGGTGGTGAAGTAACAACCAAGTCCACAAACTTATCAGGCATTTTACCCAAAGTTTCAAGGCAGTTTTCGTTATAAAGCTTATTAATTTCCATTTATGTGCGCTTATTCCAAGGTTTATTCCCTATTGCAAATCTTGTATTCTTGCCAAGTTCCTTGACTCTGCTGCCGTGCACCTCTCGGATATACTCAGGCGCTTTTTTGAGGCCGAGCTTATGCGCGATGTTGTAGATTGATGACTCAGATATGCCAAGCACTTTGGCAATTTCTGCCGTCTTGGTGTGCGAGTAATACTCCACAACGTAATCGATTACAAGCTGGCCGTGTCGCTTACTTCCCATAGTTGCCATCGAATTGATTAAGAAAACTTGCGATTAGCTGGAAGGCATGGTCGAGCTCTTGCTGGTTGTGGCGGTAGAGGTAGAGGTCTTTGAACTGCCCCGACTTCTTAACCTTGGGCGGCACTCCGATGTAGTAGAAGTCTTTCGGATCCCAGCCCATCAGCATGCAATACCACACAGCCTGCACATGGTTGAAGTGCTTTATCATGTCATCGGCGAAGGCTTGCAGGTTCTTGGCCGTTGTGGTCTTGACATCAGCGATTATCTTCATCTCATCCCAGCAGATATCCATCGCACCCTTTGCGAGCACGGTCTTATCCCCGAAGGTAAGTTCAGTCACTACGATGCGTTCCTTTTCGCTTTTGTCAAACAGCTCACCAAGCAGCTCGACCTGATGAATTGCATCGTAGGTGTTGCGCACTGCATCGCCCATTGTTTCATACTCGCATTCAAGCAGTGAATAATGGAAGTCCTTGCCGTAGTTAAGCGATGCCTTAGCATAGCTGATGTCTCCTGTGTAGAATCGTTTAATTCGGCTTGCGCTTATCGCTGGGTAGGTGATGTATTCTTCGCGTGTCATAGGACATCAGGATTGATTAGGACATTTATTTTTTGCTGTTCAAAAAAGTCAGCCAATTGTTGGTTTAATGGAAGCCACTTAATCCATTTATCATTCTCATCATAGATGCCAACTCTTGTAATCTTGATGTGCTTGCCAAATTTATCAGGCTCAAGATTGATTGTTTTTATTTTGATGTATCCCTTCATGACTGATATTTTAGGCAAGTTGGACATAACCTATTGTATTTTTCGGTTTCATATTTTAGTGGCGGATAATACCCATTAGAGGTTTCTTCAAATTCGCAATAACAATCAGGATTTGAACAGTATATCATAATGCCATTTGAACCATCATAAGGAAGTAAAGCTAATTCCTGTTCTTTTTCAATTTTCTTTTCCATAAGTCTCGGTAAAATATTCGTTAGCTGTTTGCGGCCCTTCGATTATGCCTTCCGCTTTTCCGGCATTGTACATCTGCATCATGTACTCTCGCTCAACTACCTTGGCGGTCTCGAATGCCTCTGCAAAGAAAGGCCCCATTTCGGATGCGAGCTTGTTCTGAATGGTTAGTCGCAGCCATTCAACTGCTGTCATTTTAGTTGCCATGTTTATCGTGTTATGGTTTGTATTTGTTCTTCGTAAATCTCAATGCCAGCGATGGCGGTCACTCCGCATTTCTCCATTGCCTTGAGCAAGTTTTGCGTGAGGTCTTCGGGCTTGTACATGCCGGAACCGAATAGCACACTGAGCACCTTCATCCAATCCACTTCGCCAGTGATGCGAGTGCGCCGGATTGTGCGAATGCCTTTGATGTGGCTGTGCTGGATGCTAACATCAGCGAGCTGATCGGTCAAGTCGGCTATCGAGCGGGATTGCTCCTGAATGCGCTTTTGTTCTTCTTGCTGCTTGCGATTAAGCTCGGCGGTGTACTTCAGCATCTCAGCTTTGGTGGATGCGATGAAAGCCTGGAGAGGCTCGGTGGCATCTGACTCGATGCGCATGAGCTCTTTCTTGTAGGCATCGAGCGGACCGGTGACCATCTTACGCGCATCTTGAATTGCCTTAACAGCGGCGTTAACCTGAGCGATGGCGTTAGATGCGGCGGTGTATTGGTTTGGGCTTTCGATTGGCTGAATGTTAGCCGTTAGCCTCTGAGCGTTTAATGTCTCTGGAGAATTTATTGATTGATACAATTTTTCAATCGGAATTGTTATCTTTGCGATACTGTTCATGTGTTTTGTATTAGTAAAAGCCCGGCTATAGTGTGTATGCCGGGCTTTTTTTGTGGTTAGAAATTAGAATGGAGACTTATCGTCTGACTCTGAAAATAGTGAATCGAAATCTGTGGCTGATGCTTCCCATGTTGGAGCTGGCACAGCTGGCTTGGCGGTAGTTCGCGCAATCCATTCATCGCTCTTGCGAATATCTTCCTGAAGGAACTCCGGCAGCTTTGCGAATACCTCAGCATTGTGCTCGGTTGTGTCATAGGCCAGCAGCTCGTTGATGGCAGGCGGGCAAGCAAGGCCCTTCGGCAGCGGAGAGATGCTCATGATGTTGGCGTATGTCCTGTCCTCTTTGCCATTGTGAGCGATGTTAACCATGCTGGGATGGCCGAGTAGCTTTGTGATGTCGAAGTCAGCGGCTTGCGCATCTGTGAGCTTCTTGCCAATCCATGACTCGATGAACTTGCGAAGCGATGCTTTCTCGCCCATTGTGAGGTTGAATACTGTCTTAACATAGAAGGGCTGTTCGCCTTTATCCTCGCTGAATACAGCGGTCTCTGTTGGCAGTTCAAAGAGGAATTGAACTTTGCGTTTTTTGTTGCCCCACTTTTCATCGAAGGTAGTGCCCTTGTCGATGATTTGGTAGCAGCGCGCAGGATATGCGCCTTCGGGTGCGATTTGGCGGGTTTGGCTTCCGCCTGAGTTTACTGGTGCTTTCATGATTAAAGATTAAATTGAGGTTAAAAGTGCTTGAGTTGATTGTTCGTGAAGGTATTCAGTGACGAATGCAAACTGGTTGTGGAATTCTTCCATGTTGCAAGGGTCATAGATGCGCTTCTCAGGTGATACGCCGTGCTCCATCGAGCGGTGATACTGGCGTGCGAGATTTGCTGCTTGGCTGTCGCATCGAGTGTACAGGCCCTTTATGCAGCCGTCATTTACAACCATCACCATTGTGCCGGTGAGGTGGTTGTAATGGAAAAATTCAGTGCCCTTCCAATTCTTGAAGGTTGTCGCTGGTGATAGTTCTGGTGTGTTCATGTGTATAGATGTTTAGTAAATTACTTCGATTAGTTGGTAAGTGTCGGCATCGATTATAACAGCCCCAACTTGAACTATTAAAGGGTACTGTGCTGCCTTTGCCTTTGCGATTGGAAGCTCTGAGAGGTCGGTGTTCGGTACCTCGAGTTCGTAAGCGATGAAATCGTTCATCGTCTCGTGCCAAATAAGGTTCATGCCTGACTTGGTAATTGCAGTAATTTGTGTGATTGTGTTCATGTTTTTTCGTTGTTTTGTTTGACAAATGTAAATCCTTATTTTGAATTCACAATACTTAAACAAAGAAAAAAGCAAACCACCAGCGTGAAAAATCGCAAGTGCTTAATAATCAACGCAATTATTTTGCGCGACCAATTGCGACACCAACAAGCCCACCAAGTGCGAAAGCGAATGCGCGTGTCTCATACCACTTCTTCGGCGGCTCGGGCACGATTATATTGTTCATGCCGGTAACGGTTACATAAGGGTTATCAATGCCAAGCCTAACAACCTTGTCACGCTTACGCGATAAGAAGCCCTTACGCAGCGTATCTCCGATTGCAACGGTATAAGATACCGGAATGATAATTGAATCCAACTGAAGCCGTCCTAAGCGGTTAATCTGCCCACCTATCTCGAGCCACTTACCCGGCCGATGGAAGGTGCGAGGCAGGCGCAAGTGCGGAAAGCTGTCAATGTACACGGTCTCGCCGAGCTCTACTTGCGTCACCACCTTGGTGCGCGTCTGATATCTTACAACAACCTCAGGCTCTCTCAGCTCCAAGGCTCGCAGCTTGGTGCCTGCCGCTGCGAGCTGTAAAGATTGCGAGTACATTCGAGCGCTGTCCTGATTGATACGCACCACATACTCATTGTTGAGCGAATCGAGATACATCGCATTGCTTTCAGCCTCGCCCAACGCCCCGCAAGTACGCAGCAAAAGCAGCAATAGGAATAGGCATATTGCCAATAGGCTTAACGTGCTGATGTTGCTTTGCTGCATAGTATAAGTTCGTTTAATCGTTTGAGATAAGTGCTCTTATCGCGCAGCTCGTTGAGCAATATATCGCCCGCCACCTTAATGGGCATCGACTTCTCGGCTATGTACACAGCCAGCACCTTCACAAGTCGCTCATCGCATTCGCAATCGGTGGCCGGTAGGTTGCTCATAATTGCCTTGTTGCTTTTTTGACTAATAGCCGAATCACATTGTCGAGCTTTTCAACGCTGTCTTCGAGCATCTTCATCACGCCATCGCGTTCCTGATCGGTTGCCCATGTATGCTCATTTATCATTTTCACCAAGCCGCCGATGGATGTCAATGGCTGACGAAGCTCGTGCGATAGGGTGAATCGAAACTCTTCCAGTAGCATCTTTTGCCGTTCGTATTCGTGGTTGCTGATGGAAGTAACATCGATCAGCTGAATGCCGATGAAGTGCAGCATATCGACAATCGCGTAAACATTCCACATATTGAACCGCTCGGATGCAATCTTCTGCTTAGTCTTCGCGTATGCCCGAATCGGGTCGGGCGATTTGCTTTGCGCCTTGCGAATGGCTGCAAGCAGTTCATCGCGGTCGCTGTCTTGCGCTGCGATGTCGAGGATATTGCCGGGCTTTATGTGGCTTGAGTATTCGCGAAATAGGTCATTCGTGGTGACGATGTTGCCATCCCTGTCGGTGATCACATAGAAGAGGTCAATTGATGACTCAAGGATGTGCAGCGATGCCATGCTGCAAAGATACGTTAAACCGAACGTAAATCCGCAATTAATGAACGCCATGCTGGCACGCATCCGAGCGCATACTTGATGGTAAGCAGCATCGTGAATGTCAGCACAATTCCATTTGCAAGTATATCGTAATTCATAGGCGTTTCAGTATTCGGCTCGTTTCTTACAATCTGAGTTTTCGGGATGTAATACGTGGCGGCTGGGTATAAAGATACATCACAGGGCTGAATCGTGTCGAATGCTGTTAGCGCTTTCGGCTTTGGCGGCTGCGCCATCACAGCGTGAAAGCTCTCACGATTCGCCTGGGCAAATGAGGTGTCTGCATTAGCAGCCTCCCAGCTCATCGTGTCAATGTTGAGCTTGCTGTGGCGCACTACTTTGATGGTATCTCTTCTAATCTGTTGCATCGCTTTTTGCTTTTGGGATATATCCTGCGGCTATTAGTGCTGCAATTATGGCTGTTAATGTCTCGGCTGTTATCACTTTGAAGATAAGCAAAAAGATGGACACCAGAATCATAAGCGAACCTATTGTGCCGCGCCAGTGCTTCACAATCACATCGAGTATTCGCCTTGGTTTTGTAGCCCTTTTTCGCATACTCAATATACGCACACGCCAGCGCGGCGTTGGGGCAAGATGCCGCTAAATGTTACAGAGTGAGAAATAGAGATTCGCCTCTTCGCGGCGGCGGTTTGTGAGCCCTGAGAGCACCTTCCCGCCTGCCTTGTTCCAACGAAGGAACTCATCGAGGATGCTCGGGTCGGCTGCGTTAGCTTTTGCCTTTCGCATCAGCGTGGACTTCACCAACGCCCCAGTCCCTACGTTATATGCAAAGCACACAAGCGCATCGAACTGGCATTGGTTGAGGTTAGGTAGGTGTTTATTGACGGCTGCCTCGAATGGGTCAAGTGTGGAAAGTAGCAATTGCGTTGCTTCCTTTTCGCCGCTCAGCTTTTCGCCGAGTATTACCTTCTTGCCATTCGGGTATCGTGTCGAGCCGTAGCCTATGGTCGGCACTCCGGCTGGGCATAGGTAGCTTGAGAGCCTCAATCCCTCGTACTTCTTAATGAGATTCAGACCCAGAAGCGAGGTGCTGCGCATTATTTAACTTCGTATTGAAAAACAGCACGTATGTATGTATATGATGAGCCTGCTGTTGCTGTTTCTAGGGTTATTATAGCAAGGTCTAATGTATCGTCAGCAACAATATTTGCGCCTACAAAGTCAGTCCAGACATCTGGAACAATGCAGCCTTGGATATCTTTTACATTTGTAAAATCTGAGCTAACAGGCAAGTCAATATTA